CCGTTTCTTGGAACCGGGGTCGATGCGTATTTTGAATCGGGAATATTCGTATAGGGCCATAAGTCGGATTTACAGTTTCTCGACACTGTCCCCCGAACAGGTATCGGTAACCCACAAGGCTCCGTTGGTCGCCGAGGAACGCTGCACCTCCAATTCGTAAAGCCGCATCCGTTTCCGGACGGTCAGTTCGTCGAAGGTCGCCGAGATGCTTCCCGTCGTTCGGCTGCGTAGAATCGCCCAACCGGTACCTGCCATTCCGGAGGTGAACCGTTCAGAGAAGAGACTGCCGTCGAAGTAGGCGTTGCCGCCGTGACGGATGCCGTCCTTGACTTGTCTGAGGCAGATGTCGTCGGTAAAGAATAGTCCCTCCGCCGTAAGACGGGTGAGGCTCCCGTCGATACCGATGTGTCCCGTGACCTCGACGGGATTCAGGGCGACGATAAAGTCCCCGAATGTACCGATACGCAGGGAGTTTGAAGTCTGGTTTAACGGAGCGTAACGGCTGGTGGAGGGTGCATGGAACAATAGTGTCGCAACCTGTTCGTATTGACCGCCGGGAGATTGGGTGTGGTCGCTGCGGGAAACGAAAGCCAGCATGTCGTCCTCGCCGGTCAGATAACAGCCGCCCGTGTTCCCGAAACGCAATCGCTTATGGATGACGATGCCTTCGTCCTCGCTGTCGGTGCGGTACGAGGAGAGCAGGTCCCCGCCGTAGTGGTGCCGTACCCGGATGGAGTCGGGAAAGTATGCCGCACCGTATGGGGAGAGCAAAACGTGCTCTCCGTCGATGTCCGTGAGGTTCGACATCAACCGGATTTTAACCGTGCGGTCGCCGCCCACGAGCAGGTCGCCGTCGGCACCCTCCAACCGGATGTCGCTCGCACCGGAGCCTTTGAGCACGGTAACTCCGCTGATTCTCACACCGCATCCGGCTGAAAAGGTCAGGTCGCTCAAACAAGATACGGTCTCCCCGAGAACAGAGAAGAGCAACCGGCCGCCGTCGCCCAACTCCACGCCATGCAAGGCTCGCAGCTTTCCGGAGAGTGTCGCCGCTCCCGAGACTTCGAGAGAACCGGTGACGGTAGCGTCGTGCATCGACCAATCCACAGTGGGAAGGTTGGCATTACCGCCGTGATAGACTTCCCGTCCATGAATGAGCAGGCTGTCCGAAGTCAGGAGCACTCCGTTTTCTTTGGATTCGCCCAACAGGATACTTCCGGTCAGGGAAAGGGCGGCGTCAGCGAAATCGACCCGTTTCCCGCTCAGGTAAATCGTACCGGTAGCCTGTTCGCAACGGAGCGGCTGCATACCGCCCACAAAGAGTTGATTGCCGCCGACGTGTACGTCGCCTGTCAGGCGGATACCATAGGTGTAACCGATGATATTTCCCTCGTCATCGCTTTGAGAGGTGCGGTACGTTTCCAGCAGACGACGGTTGTCGATGCCGGCGGTAAAGCCGTAGTCGGCGCATAAGGGTCCCTGCATGTCGCCGCCGCTTCTGGGCAGATAACCAGCCCAACTACCCGTACCGCCGCCCTCCCCGGAAACGCCTGACGAAATCGCCTCGGCAAACCCGTAAGCCGTGTTGTGCAGACGGATGGACGTGTCGTCACCTTCCTCTACACCGTAAGGATTGTTCTCGCTCTTGCGCTCCTGGGCGTTGAAGAAGGTCTGGTATAACTGGCGGTAGATACTGTAACACAGGCTCTGCGGATCCAGACCGCCGATGCCGGGATGAAGGGTGACGCTCATTTGGTATAGGAGGTTTTGGATAGGAACTTCTGAATCTTGGAGGTCAGCGAGAGGAAGTTGGGGAAGTTCAGCGGCTGCATGGTCCCCATCAGCGTAGGCGTCATGATCTTGCTACACTCCGTCAGGAAGTCCAGCATAAGCTGCGCCAGCTCGTTCCCCAAAACAAGCGGTTCGGTGGCGTTCTCGTCGCCGAGCGTCACTTTGTTATCCGCTACGGCAACTGTCGTGGAATTTACTTTCTGCACGATTTTGTCGGCGGTCTGTTTGACTTCCGACTTATCGACGGTCTGCGTGATCTCTTCCGCACCCTGCACGACCGACGACTCTTTGCCGCTATCGTTCCTGACCGTTGCCGTGATACCATCGGCCGTGTAGCTGGTGTGGGCTTCGTTTCCGGTCGGTTCCAGTTCGTCGTAGTCGGGCGAAGAGTCGTTGTCGGGGTCGAGGGCCTCGGTTTCCGTCATGCCGATACTAACCTCCGAATGCGCTTCCATGCGGATGGCCTCGGCATGGGAGTAATTGACGATATAGGCATGGCGGGTAGCGGCGTCCAGTACGATGGTCACCTCCGAAAAAAGGGTCGGCACGATGAGAAAACCGCCCTCGTTGTTCCGGGCGGCAGCCAGCAACACGCCTTTGTGGATGATACCGCCCGCCGAGGCCGTCTCGTCGGGATATTCGCCCACATCCACCGTGCCGCCGTAGTCGGCGA